TATTTTTATATACAAATTTAGATATGTCTTGTACAAAAGATCACAAAGAAAAAGAGGAGCCTAAGAAGAAAGGACCTCTCGGTAAACTTAAAGAAAGTCTTGATGATAAAGAGGAACAACTAGAAATTCTAGGAACCTTTATCCGACTGGGTGTAATGGTCTGGGCCGGTTTCATAATTTCTTTGAACTACATCACTTTTCCAGGTTTAGCAAAAGATGGTGGACCCAAGGACATCACTTTCATAGCAAGTGTTTTCACGGGATGTCTAGCCACATTTTCTGTAGATGTAGGTAAGAAAAAGAAAGATGGTAAAGATAAAGAGAATCTACCATCTGCTGTACCTACTCAGACTATAAGAATCGAGCAGGCACCAATAAAGATTGTTACTAGTGACAAATAGTGTTAGTAATTAGTTAATAGCTTTTAATTATGGAAACTTTAATTACAGAATTAGAAAAACAATTAGTTGATCAGAGGATGGAACTTGGTACAAATATCAAAAATAGTGAGGAAGCTTTGATACGTACAAAGGAAGGTTTCTTGAAAGTAGAAGGTGCTCTTGAGCTTATTAATATTATTAAGACTAAACTTGCAGAGCAAGAGAAAGAAACTGTTGAGGAGATTATAGGGAGTAGCTGATGACTGATGAATTCACAAAAGGACGTTTTAAAGCTTTGGCATTAGTGTCTCAGTTTCTTAAATGCCCTTCTCGTGAATTACTTCTTGAGTCAATTTACAAGGATATAAAAGAAGAAGATCTACGTTGGGTGACAGATAGATTTCATTATTACACTCTTCGATTGTTAGAAGATGTTGAAGAAAAAATTAAGCATCCTAGAGAATCCAGTAATAACTAGATAAGGAAAATGTATGCACATTAGGGTTGACCTAATGAAGCATGAGTGCCCATGTTCCATACGGAAAATGAACTATTACAAAACCTTATTGTTACCAGTCCAAAGAGTGCGAGAAAAAAATTTAGAGAAAGTATTTTTGAATCGTGGGGATGGAAATGTATGTATTGCGACACCGAGCTTACCGAACAGACTGCAACTATTGATCATATAAAACCAAAATTTAAAGGTGGCCACTCAACCAGGAGTAACATGGGTGCCTGCTGTAGTAAATGTAATTCCAGAAAAGGATCACAGTTGGTGTTTGATTACTTTAATGAGTCTCATCCGTGTTATTCAGAGGCAAAGGCAAGTAAAATAAAAGAATGGACAGATCAACACTTTGTATTGTTGAGTTTAACACCTGAATAATTAATGGAAGATTTTAGAGGAAGAACAGCTAACGACAGAGCAGCAGCATTGGAAGCTAAATATGATCCAGAAGATGATATTGCACTGAGAAGATTGGGAGCACCTGTAGAGGCCAGTTCTTTCTTAGGTAATTTTGCAAAGAAACTTCAAGACAAATCTAAAGGACTGGGAGATGTGTAATGGAAGATTCTAAAGAATTTTTAAATGGATATGTTGCCAACATTAGAAAACTTCAGGATGAGAGATCTCTTAGAGCAGGAGATAGAGCTCTTAAAGGTAAGGTTGGAAGAGAAATAAATTCTGCAGAAAGGGTATCTAATTATTTATAATGTCTAGTCGTAAGGAGGCTAAGAGTAAAGCCCAGATGAGAAAAGATAAAATGAAGTGTAACAAGCCCCAGAGGGCTCCAAAGGGTGCTAAACAAAAATATATAGTTAAAGCTTGTGATGATGGTAAACAGAAGATAGTAAGGTTTGGTTACAGAGGTATGCAAGACTTCTTGCAACATAAAGATCCAAAACGTAGAGCAAGCTTTAAAGCTCGTCATAGATGTTCAGAGAAGAAAGATAAACTAACACCTGGTTGGTGGGCATGTAATTACAACTGGTAGTTGCTAAAAACAAATTTCACGATAGTTTAGTGTCATGAATTGTTACTACTGCGGTACAGAATTAATACACACAGGTGATACTCGTCTCGATAATGATGATGAGTACAGAGATATTTATGACATGGTTACCTTTTTAAAATGTCCTAGATGTGCAGCCACAGTAGAAACTTATAGAAGACCTATACATGTCATTTCTAAACTACATACTAAGAAGGAAGCATCATGATGAACTGTTGGCACTGTGGACCAGGTGTTCAGTTGATCTGGGGAGGAGATCATAGTATAGATGAAGAAGATTTTCCATGCTCATCTGATGAATTTGGTATGGTTACAAATCTAAGTTGTGCTAAATGTGGTTCTTTTGTAGAAGTATACTTACCAAAACATCATTTTGAAGATAAACCTGTTTGTGATATCTAGATAAGAGACCAGGCTCTATACCATTTAGTAAGAATATATTTTTTACCTTTAATAGGAGGTAATGCTTCATGCATAGTCTTGAAGTTTGGCCAGCCGAAACTATATAAGTTGTTCCAGAAGATAGCTAGTCCAGGTTCTGGTTTAATTTTTAAATCTAAAAATTTGAAATATGTCTCCCCTCCCTCTTCTACATCATTGAGATAAATCATGAATGTCCATGTCCTTTGACCCATCCATTCACAGTAAGTTTTATATTCTGCGGATAGAGGATGGTAGTAATCCCAATGGCTTTTATAGAATTCACCTTCTTCATACTTCTGACCTTGTATAGATTCTCCCAGGAAAGGATCTAAATTCATATAGTTACCTATCTTTATAGTGAGATCAGCTCCCAGTTTTGTTAGATGAGGACTGAAGTTACAGGTCATAGATGTCCTATATTCAGATATCATTAGATAATCATCTTCATTTGATACTGCTGATGGATGTAATTCAGTATCCATATATTCAATAGCTTCTTTACATTCCTCCTTACTTAAAAAATTCTTCTGTAAATATATCTGGGTGAAGGGATATTTAAGTTTTTCTGCTGTTTCAGGTATCTTCAGGTCATAAAATTTTTTGTAATTTATAAATCTAGGTTTCTTTTTAAACTTATGTATCTCCATTAATTCTTTGATCTCTTCTTCACCACAGTCATAATATTCTTCCATATGTCTCATGATTTGAGGCTTACTTGCCCCACTAATACAGGAGATTAAGAAGTCCTGGCTTGCTGCTTCAGTGATCATAGAGTCTAGAATGTTAGTAACTTCAAGGATGTTTGAGTGGAACCTTTTGTCTTTACCTTTATTATCATCTTTTATTCGATAAATGCCAGTAGCTCCTACATGCTAAATCAGGGATTGAAGAAGAGTGATATAGTTTCTTCCAGAAAAAATAAAGTCTATGAAGACTGACAGATATGGCATCCACGATTTCTGCTGTTAGGATAGTGAATAATGATTAAAGATCATGTTAGATCTGGATATGAATCAACAGTTTGCTATCCATGCGACTGCTATAGCGATTAAAGAATATGATCGTGATGAGTTGGAGGAAGCTTTTGTTGAGATGCTTTACAATAAAGCAGTAGAACGTCAGACTTTTATAAATATTATGAAAGATCATGGCATCGATGCTGAGATTTCTCTTACTTTCTTAAACGCTAATCAAGTCCCTTAATAAATATGGCTACTCGTACAATTTCAGGTACTCTGGACACTCTCGAAACAGATGGTGCTGAGATAACCTACAAAGGATCAACAGATGCCTGTGATCGCAGTGAAAACATCCGTGGATTCCAAGTCAATCCAGGTGGAACAGGAGACATAATAGTAAAGATTGATAGAAGCACTGGTATTAAATCAGTAGAAATTTTTCAGGAAGATGATTATGCAGCATCATCTGCTCCAACTGGGTATACAGGATTCAGTAATATAGAACAGAGTGGTAAAGGCAAAGGGGCCTGTGCTATGACAGTTACCAATGCTGCTAAAAATTACCTTGTCATATTTAAAACAGACGGTTATTCTGAGGTCACCTATGGTGGCACAGTAGATGTCCCTTAAATTAGATACCTCTTATCTAAACAAAGACTCTTTAAGACTAATAAAACACTACAATCGGGCCAGGACTCTCATGGGTTCTGGTCGTTTTGCTTCTTATAAGGACTATGGAGAATCAATATGGAGAATAGGATATGGAAGTATGGAGATTCATGGAAAGGTTGTTACACATAGAACTCGTGCAACTGAAAAAGAAGTTGATGAACAGTTAAATATGGATTTGCAGATGTTATCTCACAAACTTTCAAAGATAATATTCTGGCCATTGAACCCAAAAAAGAAAGCAGCAGTCATTAGTTATGCATTTAGTAATGGTTTTATTCCATTTAAAAATTCTCAACTGTTAGAACTTATTAACTCAGGCTGTCACAAGAAAAAATTGATTAGAGAGTGGTCTCCTTTTATTAATAAAGCCTGGTTAAATAAGTCTGATTTAGTAATTGATCAACGTAGGTCTGAACTTAATTTATTTTTCGCACCAGATAAAGAAGTACCTACCTTCCTACCTCATAAATGTAAGTTAAAATATTGTTTACTGAATATACATGAAACATATAATGGTAACGTAAACCAGATCAAAGGTATTAATTATCTAGAAAAAAAGATTCAAGAACTTGATCCTTCAGGGGAAGTCTTACGTCGATTTTTCCGTTACTGGAATCAAGAACCCGGAGGTTTGGGATCTCAGAAAAACATTTAGAGTTTTTTATCCAATCTAAAAGATCCATTAATTCTAATTCAGCAGGGTAACCTTTCATAAACTCATCATAGTCGAGATCCAGATCCTCCATTTTCATGTTGCCAAACTTTAAGTAATACTAAATATCCGATTAAGTCTGTAATTACATCCTCATCACTTTCTAAACTATCATTACCTTGCTTAATCCTATTTAACTTATCGTCAATTCTGACTAAGAGTTGTTCCCTGGCATCAGCTTTACTAAATATCCTAATAGGTTTCAATGCAGAATTCCCATAAGCACGATTCTTTGCTAATAGAAGATCTCGAATATCATTACAAATCGCAGCGATTAGAGATTCCGTCCGACCTCTCTCATCATCAGGAACTAAAAGATTCACATTACCAGAACTCATTTGCAGTTGGTTTTAGTAAAATACTATCATGGCTCAAAAACTCTCACAACTCTACGACGTAGATAATAGATACAGGGAAGCAAAAGGTGTTCCTGATAACAATGCTGGTAAAGCTTTTCTTCAACAATTCAGGGCAAGAGATAAAGAACTTGCAAAAAATCCTGTAGAACCATCAAGAAGAGAAGATGATAAATTTATTTTACCTGCCCAGGGAGGAACTGTTTCAGTGGGAGCACTTGGCTTAGGCTCTCAATTGAGTAATACTGATTCTAGAACTGTTTTTAGAAACGCATTTAGAGCGTCACAATCTTAATTATGCCTTTACCAGAACTAATATCTTCAACAGAACATGGTGGAACAGTCCACAAGTATTCAATTCCAGGTGGTAAACATTCTTTTGACCGTTATCTTGCCTGCTTCTTAGGTAGCTGTAAGTTCTGTACTGGTTATGCAGAAGCTATAGATCATGTACACGACTTGCAAGATAAAATGATGATGAGAATCAATTAATTATTTTTCCAATATTTGAAAATATATCTCTAAATCTTTCTGCAGGTTCTACTGACAGA